CGTTGATATGCTTTCTCTGCTTTAGTCATTGGAGCTTCCAGAACTCCATCAATACCAATTTCTTCATTTTCTTGGCCTCCAGATGCATGATGAGGTCTACGTACACGTCTATGTTGCATACCACCTCGTTTCTTACCACGATTAACACCTTGACTTTCAGCTTCTAAGTATTCTTCTTCATCATCATAATAGACTTTCTTCGCATGATAAGCAGCTGTTGCGGTAGCGATTGCTACTCCAATAACAGCTATTTTCTTTTTGTTTTCTGGTTTGTCTAACCAACGAGCACTTGCAAGCGCACAATCACCCAAATAATCATAAAGGTTTTGAAACGTTAACCATTCAGCCCAACTTTCCCAAGTTGGATCAGGCTCAACGTAAGTGCAATAATTAGTTGTATCATTACCTCTTTCTTCAAAGAAATCAAAATTTGGATCCTTAAAGGCAGATGCAACATGAAAATTGGTGGTGGAACAACTTTTCCGTTTTTCTTCAACAATAAAACGAAATTGTTCCCTACTACTCATCAAGAAAAACTTATCAAAAAATTCAAGTTTCCTTTCATCCTGTGGTCCAAGTCCCTGATTATTTTTCAAAATTTGTAACTTGACATAATCAGATTGTAACTCTGCAATTCTTTTACGAACTTTATCCGCAGTAACTTTAGCAACAGCTATTTTATAAGCTTGTTTTGCTTTTTCCTCTTCAAGTGTACCTTGTGACTCAAGTTTTGGATCAAAACTCTCATCATTGATCAATGGATTTGGAACATAACTATTATGCTTCCAATCTTTATCAACATCACTAGACTTAGTACCAGAGGAACTCAGCTTATAAAGATTCTCAACTTCTGAATCTTCTTCAGATTCTACAACACCATCGAGATCTTCTTCCTCATTCCAGAACATTTTAAAGTCCTTGAGGGTTTTAAAAACAACAGTTTCATGCATTAAGTAACCTTCATTTTCACGCCACATGTGGGTGAGTATGGTAATAAGGTCATCTTCATGAACTCGTGTTCTTGACACAAATCTTCCATTACAAAAACAAATAAGACTAGCATATTCAATTGGTTTATCATCTTCAATGATCCAATCTACTTTAATTACGCACATTTTTCGTTCAATTGTGTCTAATATATCCTTATCTGTTCTAATTAATTCTGGATTGCTAGCACGACGTTTAAGATTTTCTGATTTAACGGTTGTTTCACCTTTAACGTTAGCATCTTTAAACTTTTCGGCCATCTTCCGCAATTCTTCCTGAGTTGAAACCTCAGTAGCATCACGTTGTCCAGCAACAAATTCTCCATGGTCTTCAGGGAGGTCATCAAAAGATGCCTCATCATGCCAAACCTTATATAAATAATCCATAATCCATGAAGCATATGGTAATTGTCTCAATATGTCTAGAACTGGTTTGATTAGTTCTACAATCTTTTTACTTCCCATAATTGGAGCAAGTAAGAACAAACATAGAGAAAGTATGCCTGTAATAAACATACCAACTTTATTGGCTGTTTGCCTAGCACCTTGCGGCATTAGGTCAGCAAATGAAGTTTGTCGTCGAAAAAGAGATCCTACGGCAGCTAACGCACCAAGTCCCTGGATTCCAAGTGAAATTTTTGAGTACCATCGAACTTCATCAATGTACTTTTCACCTTTATCCTTGAAGTACTTCCTTCCAGCTTTATATTCAGCTTTCACAAAGGTTATTCCTTCATCATAATCTTTACCTAACCTTTTAAAAGCTTTCAAAATTAATTTTGATAAACTAAAAATAAAGTAAATAAGAATTCCATACCATAAAATATTTATGATACCATTTACACATCCTCCGATGATGTAAGTAAGAATTTCAAAAAAGAAACGCCACCATTGAAGGTTGGCTTCTGCAGCACTTGTAGAAGTACTCGAAACATTTCCAATAAAATTCATCAACAAGAATACTGTTACGTAACTCTTGGACAAGGAACACCACATTTGTGTGGTCTCGACAATTTGCCCCTTGATTTCTAAGTAACTATCAATAGGATAACTAGGTTCT